CTCTTGCGACAGCAGCGCTCTGCGGCCACCACGGGTGCGAGCTTTCAGCGCAGAGGCTTCAGATGCTGCAGCCTTGCGACGCTCTTCATCAGCAGCTTCCTGCACTTCCTTGGCTTTCTTTTCCATCTCCAGCTTGTTCTCTTGGTACTGGAGCTGCTGCTTTTGGAATTGTTCTCTAGCAGTTAGTGCCTGTTGCTCAAGCGACGCGCCCTGCTTTGCGTACTCAGCAGTTTGCCGCGACATTTCCATGCGCATTGCAGCTGCGTCAGCGGCTTGTTGCTTTAATGCGGCCTGCTGTTGACGTTCAGCATCTCGACGCGCTTTGTTAGCTTCACTTGCTTGATAAACAGATCCGGCAAATATTGCTGCTGCAATCCAAGGCATGATTACCCCCTAATTAATACTTCATCCAGTTTATCGACATCGGTTTCGTCGGTTGCATGGATGCAAAACCAAACGGCATCCTCAAGTGCCACAATCTGGTGGTGCTTATTTGCCAGAATCGTCACACAAGTCGGCGCAATCAATTCCCGACTATCACCATCAACCTCAAGCGTTACTCGGCCTGCAGCCAAAATGCTTAGATGGTCATACTCATGCGCGTGCGTCACAGCATAATGACCAGCTGGCAACAGCATTTTGCGTGCATATACGCCATCGCTGAAATGATGTGATATGTCTAAATCAATCTCAATGTCGCTCATATAGCAAGCAATTCTATTGGGTTTTCAAAAGGTTGCAACCATAAAGCTATATTGCAGATATACCTCATGCAAAAATATCGAAGTCCATCTTCGCCACCGTCAGGCCGGGTGCTTTGCCGCCCAGGTTGTGAACTCTTGTCATGCGGTTATATTCGCCGCCACCGAGCATCAAATACCCAAATGAGTCGCCAATGTGCGAGTGTTCGTTCTTGTTGGGCGCATCTCGGAACCGCTCCTGGCCTGCGCCGACCGCCACGCGCTTGAAGTGGTAGCCACCGGCCAGAGCTTTGCGCAGCAGCTTGCAGTTGCGGTTGACGATCAGCCCTGGCTTGCCGTCGATCAAGCGCTGCATGGGCGCTGCGGAGGCTTCTCGGCGTACCTTGAAGTCGTTGCTGGCAGTGGGTTGAGCCTTTAGCCCCAGTGTGCGCAGGAAATCAAAGGCAGTCACCTCGTAAATGGCATCACGCGCCATGCCGGCAGGGTCGCCCCAAATCATGACCTGGTGCTGTGGATACCGCGCATTGAGTTCGGCCAGCAGTTGCATACCGAATCGCTCCAGCCCCATGTCAAACGTCACGATTTCATGGTGGATAACCCAGCGGCCATTAGGTAAACGCTGTCCAATGGTGGCAGCTGGGGTCAATCCGAAGTCGAGACCGACCTGAATCGGCACATCAAGCGACAGCTCGGTTTCACCCGACATGGTGGAATCGTCATATTCAGGCCAGACGGGTCGGCCTTCTTGGACGTAGGTGTACAGACCGCCTGCGTAGCACTTGATCCAATCCAAGTTCTTACCCAGCAGCATTTGTTGGTAGTAGCCGCCGGGCAGGTTGTTGACGTTCTCGGCCTTTGGGTTGACCTTCCACCACTTGCCAGCAGCGAATATATGGTCGTTAGCCTCGGGATTTTCGGGCAGGTGTTCAGGATCGACCTCGATCACGCCGCCAGGCTGCTGCCAAAACTTCCAAGCGTACTGGCCGGTCATCTTTTCCTTGACGGCCATCTTATGCCACCAGTGATCATCGTCTGTTGGGTTGGTATCCATCCAGATACCGTGCCATGTGGCACCGCCATCGCGCTTGGTTGGGTAGCGTCCGACCCGGTGGGTCAGGCCATCGATCACCGCCTTGGGCAGCTCTCGCGCTTCGTTGACCCACGCGCCAGTGAGCTCAAGCGACAGCAGCTTTCTAACGTCTTTTGGCTGGTCTAGCGCCAAGAAAATGACTTCCATATCGATGCCTGCAGCCTCACCGCGGGCTGGTAGCCGGATATGGTGGGTGATTGGTGGGGTGTGCATCATCGGCCCGAAGGTGGATTCGGGGAACAGGTCGAGCCAGGTCTTGATGGTGGTGGTTTTCAGCATTGGGTAGCTGTTTCGCACCACCGCCCAGCGCGAATATCGGATGTTATCAATCGGGCTTGGCTTCTGTTGAATCGCCTTCTTGAAGATCTTTGCAGCGCAACCGTAGCTTTTGCCGGAACCCACCGGCCCCATCACGCCCTGGACGAAGGCGTTGCTCTGGAAGAAGTCGTAGATCACCGGGCTCTCGCTGAAGTCGAACCTCAACCCCTCGCTCGATACCGTCTTGCTGGACTGCTCTTTCGTTTTTGACACGTTTCCTCCAAAGACTCATTATTGGCCAGACGTTGGCGCGACCACGTTGACATCAATCACGCTAGGCTTGTCATTCTCGTCAGGATTGTCCAGCAGGCCAGAAGCCTTGGCCAGCAACCGCAAGACACCCACCTTATCGTACAGCTCGATGTCCAAGAAACTGTTGCCTTCCTTGTCAGTTCTGACCGATACCTTCTTAATCGCCTGCAAGGCGTGTTCAGGAATCTGGTGCGCAGCCTTGACCTTGACCTGGCCGTCCTCATCCCAGGTCATGATGTCCGTGATCTTGGTGTTGGCCATGCACAGCAAAGCGTAACTGACCGCCTCACGGTTCTGGATCAGGGTGTTTGAGCGCTCCAACCGACGCTGGATCGAGCGAGTACCACCCCAGTTGGTCAGGGGCGGTACTACGTTGGATTGTTTCTTTGCAGCCATCAGAAGGGTATCTCTTCGTCAGCCTGCGGCTGGAAGCCATTGCCCTTGGCCTGGTTGTGCGTAGACAGCGGCGGAGCGCCAATCGACTTCACCTTGCCGATCTTGATCTTGAAATACTGCTCACCCGCCTTAGTGGTCGCAGGATTCAAGTCAAGGTAATGCACCGTACCATCCGGCAACATGACGTCACCACGGTAGGCGGCGTGCCAATCCTCCTTCTTTTCCTTGTTGATAAACGCACTGCCAAAGTTCGGCTTATGTTCCCATCCCATGTTGTTAATCTCCTAAGTTGTTGCAAAAAACCCACCAGACAAAAAAGTGGGGAAAAATTGTGAGTAGCCCCCGCTAGCGCTCATGACGGGGGAGGGGGCAAAGGGTGCCTTTTTTACAACGAATGATGCCAGATCGATAACGCAATCGATCCTGCAGCCAGGTCGTGCTGGCATCGCTTCAATGCAGACACGTCGTTACCCCCCCTGCCTTCTGGACACGTCAAAACACCATACGTTCGTTTGGTCTTTGGACACTTTGGATTACAGCCCCGTAGAGCCGTTTGCCATGCGTACCCATGTCTGCCTATTACCCGCACCCTGATCGCGCCTTGTAGGTACCTTAGATCGCGTTTAAATGCCATGCCGTGCCGTCAGCTCATCCGATTGCAGCATGATCAAGTCGTTAGCCAACATCGCGCCATCGGTCGGCAAGGGCAAGCCTTCAGCTGCATAGCGATCTGACAACTTATCCATCAGTGTTTCAAGTTCTGCAACTGTTGTTGAATCTGCAATGTGTTGAATTGATTCTTGGTTGCTTAAAACATTAAAACCTTTACTTAAAAATAACCTTAATACTTTATCTATACCTTCGTTCTTTAGGTTATGGTCAACCCCTTGGTTGTCAGTATGGTTGTCAGTGTGAGACTTATCCACAGCTTTAGGTTGACTATGTGGCGGCCTTACATTGACAACCTCTGGGTTGACTATGCGCTTCTCTTTTGATGCCTTTTTTGCAGCAATCTCTGCTTTCATCTTGGCAACTGTGATGGTGTCTCCTGACTTCGGCATCTGGTACTCCTGTGGTGGTTGTGTGATGGGTTTGACAACGCCTTTGATCATGTCCTGGATACGCTTTAGGCCCTCAGGATCTGGTGTCAGCTCTTGCTCTTTCTTCATGTCTTGTTCCTTCAACTGTGGTGATCGGTTGTCTTCATGTCGGCTGGTGACTGCCAGTGCTGTGGCTGTATCGACTGACTCATCAAACACGACGCGCACTGTGTCCGAGCGCTGGCCTTTGAACCCGCGCTTGACCACCTCGATGTAGCCTGCAGCCTTCAGCTTGACAAACTGTTTGCTGATCGCCTGCTTGGTCACGCCCATGTCAGCTGCCAGCCGGTTCTGGCTAACCCAGGTGATGCCTGCGCGGTTGGTGTAGCTGCAGAGGATCGCCAATACCCTGATGCTGGCATCTGTCAGACTGGCATCCCTGATCGCCTTGATCGGCACGACACAGACCTTGCGCTGATCCGGTGCCGGTTCTTTTTCCCTGACCTTGGGCTTCTTGGGCAGCTGGAACTGCACCACATTGTCGGGTGCTGCGCTCATCAATCCTTCCCAAAGCTGCTGACATACGGGATGCCTAGTGCCTGGTCGCGCTCGTACAAAGCCTGCCGGTACTCATCGAGCAGCGCGTGCGCTTCATCCCATGTCTTCTCAGGGCTCAAAAGCGAACACTCGAGCATGATCGCTAACCGGTGGGCAAAGCGGTCGCCAACGTCGTCAGTTGTAATCATGGTCGCACTCGCACACAAAGCTGTAGCAACCCATGCAATACCCGGTATTCAGCAGCTGCATACGCAGGCTGTGCCGCAGGGCGTGATAAGCCTTTGCCTGGGCCTCGTCCTCTGCTTTTGGCATTGCGGTATCTGCCAGCTTTGCCGCAGCCTCGAACAAATCCTCGTGCTGCTTCCACATGGTGGTCAGGGTTTTTGACTGCGATTGAATCGTCACTTCCATGCGGTCAATGGTTGCCTGCTGCTCCGCGATTACTCGCTCTAATGCTGTGCTCATTGTTCTTCTCCTATTTCCAATCGTCTTCCTTATCGCCTGCAAGCAGGCCGATGTAGAACGCCATCGCTGCCAATCCAATCAGGCCGCCGATCGTCATCAGCAGCACGCCAAAGAATGCGATCACCATCACCGCCACCGCAGCTGCGCAGCCAGCTTCCTGACATGCGCCTCTGGCGTTATCTGGCCGCTGTGGTTGCGATACGGGCTCTCTGAGCGCTTTTCGATGCAAGGCTTACAGATCCACCTCGCCGTGGTCTTGCCGCGCTTGTAGATGCCTCCTGCCTCTTCCCTGGTGCATTGGCAACTCGTGCAGAACTTGGTATTCATAGCAGCCCCTTGATCCGGCTGATCTCCCAGCCTGTCGCGTCGTGAATCTTCAAGATCCGCTCGGCTGTGACACCCATCTTGCCGTTTCTTATCTTGCTGACATACGCCTGCGGCCAGCCCAGCTTGACAGCCAGGTGAGCGTCGTTGCGAGCTCTGAGCTCAGTAATCAGTGTGTCCAGCAGCCGGTGGTCATTCCTTGGTTTTTGCATTCTTATATCTCCTTAACATCTCATTTCGCAGCTTGGTCTTGCCCTCAATGCCGCGCCGCTCTTCGACACTGAGTAAATATTGCATCTTGGTAACCTTCGGCTTTCTCGCCTTGTCCGGCAGCTTCAGAGCCCACCTCACCTCGCATTCGAAGCGCCAGGCTTCGCTGTGCGTGCAGACTTCAACGCCGTCCACCAGCACCGTGCGAGGCTTCCAATGCGGCCTGTCGCAGTGCTGGCAATGCTCATAACCTGCGGCCACCATGCCGCCTCAGATACCGCCTGGCCTGCTTCACCGAGGCCATGATCCCAAGGCCGGAGTAACGCCACATCCTGAACGCTCGCCACAGTCTGATCATTTGACGCGCCTCACCTTGTTAGCCTTCGCAGCCTTGGCCTGCTCGCGCTGGATGCGCTTGAACTTGGCGGCTAAGTCCATCGCCGTGCCTGCTGGCTTATATTTGAAATTTGGGTTCCACACACTCGGCGTGTCATCCGGCTTCTTTTCTTTCTTTGGCGGCATCGTGTCATCAGCCAGCTTCAGTTT